GCACGAATCGTGCGATGGTGAGGTCCAAGAATAAAATTCCTGAACTTATAAAGCGCGCGGTCAATGACCGTACGCTGTTCACTGCGTTTTACGCAGTATTGAAGATTAGAAGTAAGACTTCTGATCTTTCCGATGGCGACATTCTTGTCGTTCACCGTTTCTAGCGCCTTTGAAAAAGGCGATAGCAACCGTACTTTGACTGTGTCAACGAACGGGGACTTCTCGACATTGTCGGGAAGGTCAGCTACCGGCCAATTAAGCCGGCAGTTTCTAAAGTATAGGATTCTCTCCGTATACATTACAAAAAGCGTAGAAATTCTATGCTTTTCTTTGCTTATCAGTGACCCAAGGCCACGATGAGTTTCCGTAATCTTATTAAGATACGGTATAGGACCGATCGCTAAGTGATCGTCTCCACCTACGTGGAACGCACGCCAGCCACTGACTGGCGTGGTTTCACGCTTATAACTCAGTTCCATGAACCGAGTGTACGCAATCTCCTCAGTGACGAGATTGACTAATGTGAGTACTGTCTTTGACAGCGGCTCACCCATCATTACTCCCCTTCGGAGAGTATATGTATCCAGATCTTCAGTGAAGATCTGTCTCTCACAGATAATATCTGTGAGCCAAATCCATCCCTTCTTTTTGATGCTCTCAAGGAAAGCTATCAACAGCTGCTTTGCAACTGTGAGAGGGATGGCATCAGTGGCCTGTTCCAGGTCACTGCTCAAGACAGCGAGATCAATGATCTCTCCGTCTTCTATCTTCTCAAGACTTAGTCTCGAGAAATTACGGACCGCATGCCACGCTTGGTCCGCACGCAACATAGTGCTATTAGCACTAGGATGGTAAGACAACATCTCATTGAGCATGTGACTTAATGGTTGCTGTAATACAGTCAACCACCACGGACCCGTTGTGATTATACGGGACTTACCGCCAGGTTCTGAAACAGTACACTGACGTAACTCTATAGGTCTATTAGACCCTAGATTCTTCTGCCACATTTCAAATGCGACAGTATAGAACATACTACCAGTATGTTCATTCATTCCGGCCAACTTTGTTCGCTCGGATTCTGCCTCGGTTTCAATTACCGAGAGAAACTCAGTATCTTTAGGAAAGGTACTGAGACCCCAGGCCTGCCATCTTTGACGGCCGGCCGGAAAGTATTTGGATCCCCAGGGGTATCTCCTGGTTTCTCCATCTACTGGAATAGCTGTGAGGAATTTCTTCACATCTATCATAGCAGCAGCGGCTTTGCCGCCTGCTTTAGTTGGTAAATTTAATTCACCAGCTGTATTCAATGAACAATGTCCATTGTCTAATTTGTCCGACCCTTTTAGAGTCGTACATATACGTCCTATCCTTCCTGCGGCAAGCTTTGCTTCCGACAGCAGTTTAGGACTTACATGAAACTCGTCAGTGACGAGATTCTTGAATTTCTTGCGAGCGTTTGACGCTGCAAGTTTGCCACCAGGAGCAAGGTTCCTGGTGGAGAAGAGACAAGCTAGCTTTGCTACTGTCTCCCTAGAGA